CAAATAAGTCACCTTGGATTTTTACACTCGTAAGTGTCATGTCCTTTTTACTCATAACATTGTTTTTTAATTAATATAACATATATAAATATATTGGGATTATTTAAGATAATCCTCTATCGCACAAAGTAGCATTACCTTTAAAAGGACAGTATGTGCAATTGTATTTTGAGGGATTTTTTAATTGAGGACCCATATTATGAGAACCATCTTTATTAAAAGCCATTTCTATAAACTCTTGAAAACGTTTTGTTGTTTTATTAAGTTTTATTTTACCCGAAGCTGGTGTATGAATTTGTATTCTAGGGTTTGGAAAATCAGGGTTACTATGTAATTTTCTTTTAACAATAAAATATTCAATATCAATGTTATCAATTGGAAAACCATATTGTTCACTAAAAAACTTTTTGTAAAGAACTAACTGCATCATTTTTACCTCGTCATTTTTTTCCTTATCTCCCCACCCTCGAGTTGAAGTTTTAATATCTATAATTTTTATTTTATTTAATTTTTCATTATATAAAACAACATCTAAAAATCCTTTATAATATAGATTTTGATAAATTAAATTTGGTTGAAATGTAATAGGTACTTCAATTCCTACTAACCACCAACCTTTTTTACTAAAATATCTACCTTTATTTTTTTTAAACCAAGAAAGAATACTTAAACCATCCTCGTAAAACTCTCTAAGTTGTTCTGGGGAGGAAAAATGTTCTTTTTTGTTTCGTTTGTAATCAACTCTGTATCCTTCTCTAAGTTTTTCTTCAAATTGTTCCTCTAAATTAATTTGGTCAGCAGCTGTTATACTTACGTTATAAAACGCAGTTAAATAGTCTTGCATAACCTCATGTATAGCAGTACCAAATGTCATATGAATCGATACTTCAGACGTATAATGCCCATCTCTATATTGCAGTGACCATTTATGGGGGCAACTTTCAAACATAGAAAATTGACTAAACGAAATCATTTTTTTGAATGGATGATAAACGTCTGGAGGTGTATATTGTTGTACCTCCTTAACTATAGAAGGTATTTTCTTTTTAGCCAAAACTTATTTCCATTTGTTTTTCATAACTAACTGGGCTATAATTCCGTAATTAGAAATGTCTATAAAACTATCAATCATTGCTTCTCCCTTAACGTAATTTTTTCCATTACGTTGGAGTAGATTTTTTAAACGATTGATTTTATCGTTACAACGAAGCCAAATACCTGTAATAGATAGATTAATGTCTTCTTCTTTTTCTAGGGTAGAACCTAAAGAAATATTTGAAAGACCATAGTCCATCATTTTACTAGCAAATAATTCATACTGTTCTCTTTGAATCTGTTGAAATTCTTTTGCTAATTCAGGGTATGTTTTTTCGAAATCTGCAACTGCTTTGTTGTTTCCGTAACCTATTTGTTCTTCCATTTTTTACCTATTATCAATATAAATAACTATTTCACTATAAAACTCTATAAAATGTTCATTCCATAAATCCCATTTTATATTTACTCCATTTACTGAGTATACTTCATAATTAGAAAATTCTTTTAAATATAAATCTCTAAATTGTCTAAATTTTTGTTTACGTTCAAAATTCCCTAAATGCCATTCACCTACTATTTTTTTAACGTTATTTTTAATCCATTCTAAATTTTCTAAATTAAAAATATCATACTCACCGGCTTCACTATCTGTTTTAAGGAAATCTATTTTTTCTAAATTATATAAATTTATAAAATCCTTAAAAGTAATCCCATAAGCTTTAGATGAAATTCCATTTTCAAAACCAAATAAATCACTACTAATAAATTCTCCAGTAAAATTATTTATAGCTTTATTTAAATATGAAACATTACCCTGCCTAGTATTTTGAATTAAAACTGGGAGTTCTTCAAAACTAGGCTCAACACATATAACATGTTTTGGTTTTTTGTGTAAAATAGAATACGTAAATGGTCCTATACTAGCTCCTACATCAATAACAATATCGCCATTTTCTACTTCAAAAAACTTTTCATAAATTTTTTCTTCAAAAATTTCTTTACTAATAGTTTCTATAAACCAATTATTAGAAGATCCCCAATTGAAATTATTTAAATCCATTTAAAGAGTTTTTACTAATTTATCTTGTTCTTTTTGATCGATTCCCATTTGCCATAAAATATGTCGAACGCCAGGTTCTCGAATTATATCAATGTAGTGGTCGGCTTCGCCTAAACTACACTCGTAATATTTTGCTATGTATTCTGCTATACTTGGTGGTCTTTGTTTTTTACTAGGTTTGATATACTTTAACCAAACTTTTTTCTTTGGGATCATTTCTCTGTAAATGGTATAAATTTGTTTTTTATTCTGTGGATTTATCTTTTGAACATAATTTACAATTTCTATATAATTTATATCCATCGATAAATATCTATGAACCATGTAAGAGTTGAATGAGTCCCATGACTCTTCGCTGAAATCGGTAGGAAGAGTTTTTTTAACTGTTATTTCCTCTAACCAATCAAATAGTGTCTTCGTAGTCGTCTTTGATGTCACCTGGTAAAGTTTCTTTTAAAATACGACCTGTTTTAACATCATAAAATACTGGGATAGGGATAAGAGCATCTTGCTCAGTACCTACAGCAAAACGGGATGCTTTACGAAGGATAATACCTTCAGCTACTACATAATTACCATCTGGGGTAATTACTTTTTCTGTGTTTTTAAGGTCGATGTTTAGTTTAGGGGTTTGTTGATCCATTTTTTCTTTGTTCTAGATAATCTATTATAAAACCAATCGCTACAATTAAATTCATACCTACACTAGCGATTATTTCGTGTAGGTCTTGGTAGATATTTACACTTAAGTGTACGTGCCCAACCATCCAGAAAGGTATGGAAAGATTTTGGCTAATCCAAATTACAGTATACTTAAGGAAGTGTTTCATGCTCTATGTTTTCTATTTCTAGGGTCTCATATTCTACGTCTTCTATTTCTCTTACAAAATATATAATTCCTTCTTTTTTGAAGGTATGACTACAATGCCAAAGTTGTCTTAGGATATCTAAATCCCATTCTTTGTCTTCTCTTAAAATTCTAACTACTTTAAATAATTTATCATTAGTAGTTATAACCTGGTAGTTCATAGTACTTGTATAATTTGGGCTATACAAGCCATCATGTTTATTTCTTTATCGATCCTAAAATTAGCTTGGTACGAATGTTCATTAATGTATATCGTAACCAATCCTTCGGACTGAGGAGCATAAGTAGAAACATTATCGTAAAGCGCTTTAAATAATTCATCATAATCATTAATATTAGAGTCAGCTATTATCTGACGGATAGTTTTCCAGTTTTTTCCGGTTTTAAGCTCGTTTATTACTTGCTCAATATAGTTATTTGATACCAGTATTGACTTGTCTAAAACTAGTTTATTATCAATGGTAGATAACTGAGCTGTACCTAAGATTTTACGGATATCCGGGTAATATTGTTTAACAATGGGTCCTAGTGTTTCCTTAGTCCATTCAATATTTTCATTATCTAAAATACCTGCTATATGGGATGCTACCTCTCTCATAGAAGGAGGTACAATTTTGAGCACCTGACATCTTGACTGTAAAGGGTCAATTACACGTTCAATATAGTTACAAGTTAAAATAAAACGAGTACTACGAGAGAATGTTTCGATTACATTTCGGAGAGATGCTTGAGCCTGGATAGTTAAAAAATCAGCCTCATCTAAAATAATTACTTTAAGAGGCTTGAACGAAGCCGATGAAGCAAATCCCGACACTTTATCCCTAATTGTTTCAATTCCCCTTTCGTCTGAGGCGTTAATATAAAGATGGTCACAGTTAAGGTTATTAACAATGAGCTTAGCAAGAGTAGTTTTACCAGTTCCAGGTGGACCATAGAATATTAGGTTTTGTATATCGTTCTGTGATAAATATTTCGATATAGTTGCCTTAATATTTTCGTTACCTACATAATCCTCTAGTTTAGTAGATCTATATTTTTCAACTAATAGAGTATGTTCTTTATTCGAAATCACCATATAGGTCGTACTTCTTGGGTTCAGGTTTTA